TTATTTTCCTGGTTACGTGCGAACAGAACTTTTCCGTTGAACCTATTTTTAATTTCGACCCTCATTTCAATCTCCTTCGCTGACCAGTGCTGTGCCCGCTCGACCCGCTTTCTTGTATATTGGTGTACGCTTGGTACGCTGCGCAATTTTCTCGCGTACTCTATGAGGGCTGAACCCAAACAATGCGCACATCCACTGCAGGCTGCCGATACACGCGCGGTCTTCGCCAAACCATCTCCGTGCATCGGCTCGCAGATTAACATCCTTGGCGTTGTAATCCGCTACCGCAGTAGCCATGACCGATGCCCACAGGCGCATGTACGCCGTAATATCATCCGGGTCGGAAGCACAATCCAAATCAGCGTACAAAATATCTGCCATGTCAGGCCCCTCGCTCCAGCGCTTCAACTACGGCATCGCCGAACGCTTTATATGTGTAATCTTCGTAAAACAATATCATCAGCCTGCCTACTTCCTGCGTGTCTCCCTTACATATTGCAGCCCGCAGGCGCTCCAAGTCAAGAATTTCTGTATCCTGGATTGCATCCAGTAAGGTTACTACCGTGCCGCGTTCGTTGCAAAGTTCTTGAATCATCATAATTTCTCCAATTAGGAATTGGGCAATATTCATGCTTCCACCGTGATGCAGATAGAATCTAGTTCAATCGTCACTAAGTGTTCTGTAACAGTTATGCGCGGCTTAGATTTAGCTTGGTGAGATTCCATATGTGGCCGTACTTTTACATGCGGTGTTTTAGCGCCCTTCGCCACCTCGTATGCATACTTCACTTGCGATCCCGGCACGACACAAGGGACCCGTGTCAACTGCCCAGCTCGCCACAAGTCAGACAGTACCTGACTAAGTTTTCCGCGGTCTGGACATACTTCCTGCATCTCAGGAACATCGAACAGATCGAGTACGTTAGTCGGGGTATCGAGTGTTTCCAGGATTGAGATAACGCGATTTTGAATGAGCGCGATCTGCGCAATTTGGTTCACAGTACCCTCCTAGTTAAATAATTGATACGCAGGGTTAGACGAGAGAAAGTTTATATTTTCAAGGAGCGTATTCCAGCGCATACGTCCGTTTTCCCAACTTACCTCGACACAGCCATAGGAAGGTGCACCGGCAACAACCCCCATGTCTCCTACCTCATAACCAGGATTGTTAGGGTTTGTGGAACACTTTATAGCGATTACTTTAGCCCCTATGATAAGGCGCGGATCGTTCTGGTCTATCGGCATGGTAATCTCCTATGCAAACAACGGGTCGGTGGATGTTTCTTGACGGTTGCCTACATCAACACCTTCGGTGAATATGCGACCGTCGCCCAAGTACCACGTAAAGTTCCGTTGGTAAATGCGGGCATCGGTGTACCTGTTAATTCTGTCCTTCGTGGTGTGTGAGTACCAGTTGCCGGGATGCAGAGTGATACGTCCGTCGGGATAGAATCTAATAATGTCAGTGCGGTGCAACTGGATCGCCAAGTAATCACCCCTGTCAAAGATACGGGTGTTGTTTTCTATCGGCTTACCGTTAGCGCGATTACGTGCCGTGTCGAGTAAGTTTCTTGCTTGTGAGTAATTCATTACGTCCTCCTATGAAAAAAGTAAGTACGCAGGGTTCACGGTTGTACGTTCGAAGCGAGCTTCACTAAAAGTTACGCCGGTTAACCGAGTGCCCGCTTCATTAGTGTTGTATTTTGATGGTGTCATTAGCTCCATGTCGATACATGGACGTACTTCGTTGCGCATATATTTTTTCAACACCTTGAACACCACCCCGTGGAATCCAGGAGAGGTGTCACTGCTTTTCGTGAACCGGAGTACGTCTCCCTCTTGGATATCGTTAAACCTAAGCATGTCACACCTCCAGCATAAGCGGAACTACATACCAGAGCGAGTCGTCGAGCGCTGCACGACCCCAGTCTTTTGCTTCTTTCTTGCCGGTGAATGGGCCGTAGATTACAGCAGGTGTGTCGCTCGTTACGATGCAGTATTGATGGCCGAGGCGTTCGCCGTTAACGCCAAACCCTGATACTTCCATGAATTTCGACAGCTTAGATTCGATGCGAATGAGCCTGCTATGTACTTCGTCAATGTCTTTATTTGTTAGCATTTTTTAACCCCTTCTTCGGATGGAAATGTGCATGTATTACAGCGGCTACTTCGTCGCCATCCCACATGCAGGCGCTTTCGAGCTGCGACAAACTCATGTTGCGCAAACGCTCTATGGTCAGCGGCTTAGTTCTCGTGCGCTTGGTGCCCCAGTCGTATCCTGTATAAACAGGCGGAATATAAATTTCCTTCGGGTCACGTGCTGTGGGTAAGCTCTCCCAGTCTATCTTGACTACAGCGTCACGTAGCGCATGCAAGTGTGCCACATCCAGCCATTCGCTTGGCCCGTGCTCGTTGTAGTACCCGCAGCTAATGTTTGTACATTCTGGGATAGTATCCCGGTAGTTCGCCGTGTCAGTGAAGCTGCCCGTTGCTGCTGCATACGTCAGCCCCTGCTCTTTGAGCTGCGCTGACAGGGCCTTGACAAAGATATCTGAGCAGCACCTTCCGCCGCGCTGGTGGTCGATGATGTCGCCTGTACCCTTGCGGTCGAATGCCACAGCGCGTTTGAACTGTCCAAGGAACTCGGTGTTGAACGACAACGAACGACTACCAAGCCCTCCTATTTCTTCGCTGTGATGGAATACGTAGGTCCCCGGCACATTGGCGTCGATCATTTCAAGGAGCAGGTACATCCCCGCCCCATCGTCAGCCCCCAGGCAGTCGCGGTCGTAGGTTCCAAATACCGCCAGCTGACTGTGCGGATCAATCGGCGGTTTGACCAGTGGTGCGTTGTCCAGGTGTATACTCTCGAAGTTTTCGTCATATACAAGGCGCTGACTCCCAGGCTTGGAATGTACCGTATCGGTGTGGCATGAGAACAACGTAGTGGATTCCCCGACCTTGATAACTACGTTACCATTCATCATGGTGTGCGGGTACTTGTCCGTTATTACTTCTTTAATAACGAACGCCTCCGATGTTGATCCCGCCGGGCGCCGATGGCTCAAGATTTTAATAAGTCTGTCCATGATGATTCCTTTAAGTAAATAACTCTTCTGCAGGATTGCGGTGGGTGAGATTTTTCAGCTCGTTTTTATCTACTATATAGTTGACACGGTTTCTAGTATCGAAATTTATTCGTACTGATCCTGGATGGTTAATTTCGTCGCTTTGAAGGGACGGCATGACTATCCCTTCATCTCCGTCCACGTAGTCGCCGTATTTACAATTACGCCCGTCAAGGGAGACGCGTACCCTGTCGCCTACTCTAAATTCAGGCATGTCGATCTCCTTTATTCGTTATCCAGATGGCTGCGAATATCCCAGATCGGATCGAACTTCGCACGCAGTGTTTCCGCTAGTTTGTCATTTGGAATACTGAACAGATGGGACACGATTGACCAGGCGTCAATACGCGTAGCACCCGCCCGGTACTTGGAGCGTACTACGTCCTGTAGGAACGTCCTCAGCGTTTGCGTCTCCATCTTATCCGGCACGCAGTGCGGATGATACAGTGCCTTGGAATATGCGTCCCCACCTACGCGCCAGGTATTGGTTCGGATTTCATCCGGCATTGCGAAGACCCGTACACCGTTTTTGACTCCACAGCAAAATGCGCCACCTGCGTTTCGGATAAATCCGCCCTTGTGATGAAGCAGTGCGTTGTTTCTATGTGTCCACTCCCCGGAGCGGAGATGTACTAACCCGAGAGCTTCTTTATCTACGTTATCGAGGTATCGAATACCGTCGATGATTATGGTGTTTTCTTTCCGGGCATACTCATTCACTGATGGGGCGATTCGTGTCGAGACGTAATGCGTATCCCTACAACTCGCGCAAACTTTTCCTCCCCCATATACAGGCGTGAGCTTGCGTGGGCTAAACAGGTTTCCGCAGCAGGCACAGGGTTCATGGTTCGCGGGATTCTCGATATACACCCTGCCTTCACGGGTGGCCGCGACGCTATCCGCACCTCGTGCCACGCGGATATAATCACCGTCGATCCTCACCGTTTGTACGGGAGTATCGAGGTACGGCAGGATGTAGAAATCCTGTTTTTCCGGTGCTGGAAGTTTCAGTAACCGAGCGCCGTCGAGCCCTAGTGCATTACTTCCTAGGCTGTATTCGTCTACGAATCCCATTTCCCTGAGTCGGGTGGCAATCATGGTGTCCCCGTACACGCGAGTGAATCTGGGTGGTGTCACGCCTATGTGGCAGACAGTTCGGGCATTGATTCGCCCATCTCGCCGGGTGTATGCCACAACAGTGTCCGGGCCACCGTAGGCACGAACCGGGTGAACGCCCTCGGTGTTCGCTTCCCAATATCGTGTTTGATCGGGTCTACCGTCCATGCAGCTTTGGGGCCCATTGCGGTATACCTCTTCGATCTCATCTTCGGTGGAGGCCCAGAGTACCAGGCCCTCTTCGCACTTCTCACGGTGCCGGTCTACCCACTTCTTGATTGCCTCGTTGTCAAGGTGTTCGGCGTAGTATTTCTGCAGATACTTGCCCACTTTCATTCTGATTTGCACATCTTGGCGCCCTTTTTCAGGGTTCGGTGTGTACGCAATCATACTGTTATCGTCGTCGCTCACGTGGACGAAATGGAGCGGGTTTAGCCAGGGTTCCGATGCGAATACTACCGGCGTGTAGGTATGTATGAGTGTTTTTAATTTGGTGTTGTCTGAGCTACGAATGAGCTCGCGCCAAATCCAGAAGTTTTCTTCGTTGGGTCCAGCGTTTCCTGCAAGTTCGTAGTATTTAACTACCTTCTCGTATGCAGGACGTAGACCGCAGGTAGTGGGGAATGTCCAAAAGCTATTCAGCCATTCATTGTACTGTTCGATTGTTGTTACTTTATTTTTGCTCATGATTAATGTTCCTAATTGAATAATTGATCGGATGCGCTAGGGATACGTGGGTATCGTTCGAAGCGTTTTACGTTTAGGGGGAGCAGCGTCCCTGTCTTATAGCCACGGGTTCCATCGGTTAACTCAATGAGTTCGAATACGTAGTGTGTACTCGAATGCCCGTAACGGTAAGTAGCCTTGGCAACTAGCCCTGTCCAAGAAGAGAAAGCCGGGTCTGTAAGTACGTACAGCTCGCCAGGGACAATATCATCTACTGTTAGTTTAGACATAGCAGCTCCTAACTAAATAATTGATCGGATGCGCTAGGGGTGAGTTGGTACCGTTCGAAGAAGCTTATCTTTAGGGTGAGTTGCGCTCCCGCCTCATACCCCAAACTACGGGCTCCATCGGCTAGACCAACGATTTCGAAGTCGTGGACTTTATCCGAATCTTCGCAAGGGCGAACAGCTCGGGCGACAAGCCCTACCCAGGAAGAGAAAGCCTTGTCCGTGAATACGTACAGCTCGCCGGGGACGATATCATCTATTGTCAGCTTAGGCATAGCAGCTCCCAAATAAAAGGCGGGGCGCTAATAACGCCCCGCCAAAGGCCCGTGATGAATTAGGGCAGGAGCGCGAGCACGTGGTTGTCCAGGTCGTTCGCCGTCAGCGATACGAGTTTGTGCGTATCGTCACGACGGACAAACACTGCCTTTTCGTCGCCCGTAGCGTCTCGATTGAGACGCTCCACTACGCCATGGAACTCAAACTTGGCACCACGCCAATGGACATAATCGCCTATTTCCACTCCGCAGAAGTCCTCGGAGGTGATGCGTGCATATGGTTCGTCCTGTTCCGGCGCTGGGGCGACTTGTTCAGTGACCAGTGCTGACGCGGATTTTTCCGGCGCGGTTTGCCCCATGCCTGCGAGCAGGGCGAAGAAGTCTACGGTGGGGTTTTCAATAACGACGGTGATTTTCATGGTGATTCTCCTTGGTTAAGTTAGATTGTGGGTCAATACTACATGGGGCGCCTCGCGGCGTTAGTTCATGCGATGCAAACTACCTTCAGCCTGCCGTTAGACAGGCCCAGGAAGTCTACCGCAAGAATGAGGGCCTCGACAGAATGCGAGGCGAAAACGGTTAACTGTTCGGTTTTGTTAGACACGATGTAGGTATGCACGGTGCTATCTCCGATAGGTTTTGTTAGGCGCGAGGTGATCTACCTCGGCAGGTTGTTAGCAATTATCCAAATGTTAGCCCCTAATTAGAAAATGGGGCATTTTTTAAGTCCTTGATTTTTCAATAATTATCCAATTATCCAATTATCCAGATGAATGAACGCAAATTTTGCGAGTAATTTTTTCTACGGCGCGTTAGCTCGTAGACCGGTTAGCTCGTAGATTTTTACCGCTACACGGGGTTTTATATATATACGTATTTCTAATTGTATAAATAGGGGCTAACAAGTCCACTCCGGCTAGTGTTTATAGGGCTTCCAGCCTGTTAACCCGTTTTCTAAAACCCCGGATAATTAGATAATTACCCGTAGATGTTAGCTCGCTACGCTCGCAAGTTATTGATTTTCCTGCGAGTAGCTAACACAGACAAGCTAACATTTGCCTTGATGTTAGCTCAAATTTTTGCTCGCGGGTAGCTAACATCGCTCGGTAGCGCTTCATCCGCTGTTAGCTCGCTACGCTCGCAAGTTATTGATTTTCCTGCGAGTAGCTAACACAGACAAGCTAACATTTGCCGGCTATTAACCCGCTACGCTCGATTTTTTGCTTGAGGTAGCTAACAGAATAGGGTTAACAACCGACAAATGTTAGCTAGCTGGGGCTGTAATGCGCTACCCCATTAAGCGCCCGGCCCCTGCGCCGGATTGGCCTTTATGCAACCGCTAACGACGTAGGCGCGCCGCCTTGCTTATCCGCTACAAGGTGCGGTTCTTGTGCATCGGTAGTTACCTCCTGTTTTGGTGCTGTTATCCTTGCCGGCCCATGTAGTACGCATCCTCATCGGCCAGTTCTACCGCCAATTCCGGTGCTGGCGTTCCGCCGGATGCCATGTACCATGCATCCTGCCATTCGCCGGTGACGCTACTCTCATAAGTAGCGCATATGTTGCCTTCGCAATCATAGCGAGCAGCGATTATTTCCCATGTTTCCTTTTCCATGATTCGTTCCCCAAAACAAAAAGGGGCTATGACCATCCATAGCCCCTAGAAACGATTAAAACAGGGCAAGAACGCATCGGCGCGCCCTTGCCCTTGTCACCCTATTATGCCGCAATGCGAAGCGGCTGAAAGGCCGTTATACGCATTTCCATCAGGTATTGAGACAAGGCCAGCGCTTCCTCTTCGCTTACCTCAATCAATTCTCCCTCCACGACGAGGCCATACATTACGGGATTGGCCGTTACGTATTCCCCTTCGATAATTTCAGGTTCGGATTCCGCAACAGGCGCGGATTCCACGGATTCCACAACAGGCGCGGCGATTTTAGCTTTCCGCGCTTCCCTTTGTTCCTTTTGAATCCGCCGGACTTCGGCTTGAGCGGCGAACACTGCCGCCGTCATGGCTTGCGCCATGTTTTCAGCCCGGCGCTCATCCATTGTTACATCACGCTTGCCGCTATTCAGCGGCAGCTTTTTGATTTTTTCACCCAGCCAGGCCGGCGCGGCCTCAACAAGCTGCGCTTTAAGATTCACTTTTGCGCCGTCTACTACGCGGCCATTCCTGTGATACTGGATCAACACGTACGCTACCGCTTCTTGCACCGCCTCTTGCAGTGCGGTGTCAGATTTTTTGATAGCGGCCAGCAATTGGCTAAACGTTTTCATGATTTTTCTCCAATAATTAAGTAAACAAAAAACCCCGGATTCATGCGGAATCCGGGGGATCACGTCACGCGGCAGGAATGAGTCCTGCATGTTTTGCCTTCTTTCCCTTTTTCTGGGTGGAGAAAGCAAAGACTGGTTCCATCCCCCCGCGCTTCAGGTCCCTTACCAGGGAAGGGATGAGCCAGGAAGGCCCATCAATCAGAACCTGGGAGGGTTTTTCACCCTCGAATGCGTGGTTAATTACATAGCATGCGATGAGGGCGACCGCCGCCGTGCGTGAATCAATTTCCGCTGGCGACGGGGTTTTATCGAACGTCAGCAAGGCGCAAAACGTGCTACGATCAGCATCGGCAAGATCAACCACCCCGGCTTTGATTTGTTTTTGGGTGGTTTTACGTTGTGTCAGATTCAAGATCATGGCTTGTTCTCCCAAGTAATTAATTAAACAAAAAGAGGCCACGAAAATCCGCGGCCTCTCAAATTTCAGTAGCCAATTATTCGCGGACAATTGGCAATACCGTTTAATGAACCTCTTGCGAAGCGCATTAAAGATTCTGGTCAATTCCAGTCGGATCCATTTGTTTAACGGCGGTGGAAACCGCACACAACCCCATGCAACAAATATGCCAGACAATATGACGGCATGCTTAGATAACATGGGTTAATCCTTGTACCCTCAGTTTTCGCCCTGATTGTTCCGCGCACCATGCAAAATTGCATGTAACGCGCCGGCATTGGTCTATCCGGTGGAACCTTTACAGCGTTAGGCCTATTTACATGCTCACGGGATGCCGTGCGATGCCTAAAACTTGCATGGTCGAATTTCACGATGGCCGACCTCATTGCCGACCAAACTTTAACAGGGATTCGACGCCCTGCAAAATTGCGCGCCTTGTTGCCTTGTCCGTTTTGTTGACCGCTAACGTGCTAGCTGGTTGATACCGCCTATAATGATTCAAGCGGATATTACCTGAACACGGTTCGCTTCTGCCGTGCGTGAGCATGGTCTTATGTGAACCACGGAATGCAATCTGATTGACGCGCCAGATTTTGAAAGATCAGGTATTGCTACCAATGGCATGGCGTCAACCTGCTATGCCATGCTACGGTTTTGGGTACTACACCAATGGCGCGGCGTCAACCGCCGGGGTATGGGGCCAACCCCACCCCAGGGGGGCAGGCCGCTCTTACCTACCTCACTCACAGCATCCCCCAAATTTCCACTCCTGTAAGCCAGTATACACACCTCAAACCCCCCAAAAATTTCCCCAGCAAAATCCCCACACCCGTAACCTTCAATACACCCTCCACTTGACACAAACCTCCCCACCTGATAGCGTTATCCAATGACTACCCAATTACCAGCCATAGCCGATATACCAGCGCTGTTCATTTTTGATGCAGCCGTAGGGGTATACACGCTCGACGAACTGTGCGCGAAGTACGAGTACCCGCCTGAATACGCCGCGTACCTGGAGAAAGAACCCGCGTTCCAGAAGGCGGTGCGCGAGCAGGAAGCGGAACTGGACAAAACAGGGGTATCGTTCAAAATACGCAGTGGCCTGGTAGCTGAAGAGGCCATGATGATTATCCGGGACAGGATAAAACGCGGTGATACCCCCACGCCGGTCGTGCTGGATGCGTTCAAGACGATGGCAAAGTTCGCGGGGCGTGAACCCGCCCCTGCAGGGCAGCAGGCAGCACCCGGTAGTGGGTTCAGTATCACGATCAATATCCCCCAGATGGGCGCTACGCCCGCCTCAACCATGACACTGGATTCGGTTTCTGCCCGCGTAGCGGACACCGCCGAGATAGAAGTTGACCCTGAGTACGAATACTATTGATGAGCGGACTGGAATATAACCCGACGCCCTCGGTAGTTCCTTATTTCCTGAGCGACAAGTTCGTCAATCTCATCGTGGGCCCTGTCGGTAGCTCCAAGACGACGGCCTCTTTGATGAAACTGGTGTACGAAGCGCAACGCGTAGCTCCGTGCCGTGATGGAATACGCAGGTCGAGAGCAGCCATTATCCGCAACACCTCGCAGATGCTGGACGATAGTACGATCCCGGACTTCATGAAGTTGCTCGGTGAAGCTGGTGAGTACATGAAAACAGGCAAGCGTATCGTACTCAGGTTTAACGATGTGGAGCTAGAGGTTTTGTTCCGGGGGCTTGACGACCCGGCGGCGGCGAGACGGCTCCTGAGTACGCAGTTGTCATTCGGTGTCATCGACGAGTTCAGGGAGATTCACCCTGATATTTTCAATGCACTGACGGGTCGCTTGGGTAGATACCCTGACAAGACGATGAATGGTGTCGGATGCTGCGACGACGCGGGGAAGCAGATACACAAGGTGTGGGCCGCGTCGAACCCGCCGGATATGGATTCGTGGTGGGAGAAATATCTCAGCAATCCTCCTGAGAACGCAGCAGTATTTTTCCAGCCCAGCGGGTTGTCGGACGAAGCAGACTGGAAAAAATTTTTGCCCGAGGGGTATTATGAAAACCTGATGCTTGGCAAGAGCGAGGAATGGATCGAGACCAACGTGCACGGGCGTTTCGGAAGGTCTCTGTCGGGTTTACCCGTGTTTCGCTCGTTCGACCAGGACTACCACGTAGCCAAGGCACCCCTGAAGCCGATTATAAGCACGAACCACCCGTTGATTATCGGGGTGGACTTCGGGTTGACCCCGGCGTGTACCATCAATCAGCAAGATGCGCGGGGGAGGTTTCTCACGTATCGTTCGCTGGTATCCGAGGGCATGGGTATTTTGAGGTTTTGCCGTGAAAAATTGAAACCCATGCTAAATAATGAGTTTCCCGGCCACCCTGTGATTGTAATCGGGGACCCTGCGGGAGTACAGCGCGCGCAGACCGACGAGCGCAGCGCGTTTGATATCCTCAAGAGCGAGGGGTTTACCGCGATAGCGGCCAAGACGAACTCCGTTACTGCGCGAATCGCTGCTGTGGAGAATCTTCTGTCACGCCAGATAGACGGAGAGGCTGCCTGGTTGATCGACCCAGGGGCCACTGATCTCATACGTGCGTTGCGTGGGGGGTACAGGTATCGCGCCAAGACTAATGGGGAGATAGAGGACAAGCCGGATAAAAACCAGCACAGCCATATCGCCGACGCATGTCAGTACAGCGTATTGCACATAGACTCCGTGTTCGGCGCAGCCTTGAAAGCGTCAGCTCGGCGCGAGGTAAAGCGAGCAGTGGCATTTGGATGGACTTGATTTGTGTTATTATGTGCGGTATAAGGTGCTAACTGCTAGTGTCAACCTGTTTTAGGGCGTAGGCATGACCATCACGATAATCAGGGGAGAAACATACAGCCGCGTGCTCAGGCCAACGGCCAAGCCGTATATTTACATCCCCATCACGGCTATCACAAATTCCGCGCCAGTAAGGATCACAGCACCTGGGCATACGCTTGTTACTGGGCAGTTCACCGCGGTCGTTTCCGTCAA